CAACTGAAATAGATTTAAATAGTCCTACAAACCCATCCCAAAATACATTTGTTGAAAAAATTGATATTCACCCATTAATGCCTTTTATGGGTGATTCACTTTTAGAGGGTAGATATGGTCAAAGTATACGTTTTGGAAGCACAGCTAAATCTAAAAGTATATATGTTAATAATTGGTCATCTACTGGTAATAATGGAGACCCAATTACAATATTAAGGAATGGTCAACCCATAAATTCTAGTGATAGGGGTTGGATCCCCATAACAGAAAATATTTCAGATGATTTATCTTCTATTTATTTAACTTCATATCAACAGTTAAATACATTTAGAGTAGCGAGTGAATTATATCAATCTTATAAAACACCCCCAACATTTCCTAGCCAATATAAGAATCCACAAGTAATATTAAATTCAGATAGAATTGTAATTAATGCTAAAACTGATAGTGTATTATTAAGTGCTCAAACATCCATAGGTATGTCTACTAATGGAAGTGTAAATATAGATGCCGTTTCACATTATATTAGTTCAAATGATATAAAATTAGGATCGAAAAACGCTACTCAACCGGTTTTATTAGGTAATGATACTGTTGAAATTTTAAAACAATTAGCTGGAGCTATTAAAGATCTAGCTTCTATATTACAAGTTCAAAGAGATTATCCAAGTGGTGTTTTAGCAACTTCATATAATTCTGTTGCGGGTAATGTATTAACACAAATAAATAGTGCTAATGGGATTTTAGCTCAATTGAATAATGATAGTCTTAAATCTAAAACTACAAAAGTACAATAATGGCGACAATTGAATTAGCAATAGATTTAAACACTTTTTTATCCCTAGCAGGTATAGAATTACCCCCAGTCCCTGCGACCGGACCTCTTCCCGAAATACCTAGTAAAATTTCATTTCAACTTGTAAAAGGGATAGTAGTTGATTCTATAACTAATGAACCTCTTCCAGGTGTTAAAGTTTCAAATTCACTTCTAAAAAGAGATACTACAAATAAAAAAGGAGAATTTACAATCAACCACCCAAATTTAGCAGGTACAGGATTAAATCCATCTAAATTCCCATTAAACTTTAAATTAAAAAAATATTCCCCAACTAAATCCACCCCTTATACTTCTGTTGGTGATATTAAACCAAATTTAGGAATTATTACTCTGAAACCAACAGAATCTAATCTTAAAAAAGAAATAATAGAATTTTTAAGATTTCCTGATACGGTTACTGAAGAATATGTTACTAACGATATTACTTTTGATTTTAGAATTCAAAAAACATTAAATGTTTCTATAGATGATTTAAAAGCTATAGCTATTCCTTTAGTGTTGGGTTTAATAGCAGCATATGGTGTTAGTGAAGTTCAAAAATTAGTTGAACAAGCAAAAAGTTCACCCCAATTAGTTTTTGAAGAAATAAAAGATATAATTTCTTGTCCCCCAAAAGACGAAATTGATAAAATAATAGCTACTAAAAATAAATTAGTAAAAAAGTTAAGTCAAACTTTAAATACCATAGAAAAAACAACTAAAGCCTTAGGTATATCTCAAGATATAATTAATGCCGCTCAAATAGCACTCCCTATTTTACAACAACTACCAACACCAACCGCAATAGCTGGAGTAGGTATCCCTATCAGTGTAATAAATGGAATCCAAAAAACAATTAAATTTTTAAATGAAAATATAGGAAAACTTAGTCATATAAATTCAACAACTTTAGCTATCTTAACACTATTACAGAGTGTTTTAACTCAAATTTTAGGATTTTTAACTTTATTAGATCTTTTAACTCAATATTGTTATGCTGATCTTCCTTTAGATCAAGGTAATCAACAACAAATTCAAACAGAATTAACAGCTTTAACAAGACAACAATCCAACCAAACATCCCCCGTAATTACAAATGTTAATGGATTTACAATGGGTGTTGAAACCGAAGTAACAGAAAATCCATTAAAACGTAGAAGAGCTATCGCAACAAATAAACAAAATGTAGTAATGTTGAAAGGAGAATTTTCATTTAGTTCTATTGATCAGATATTAATAGATGAACTTGTATTCTATATTCAACAAAATAATTTAAAAGCAGATTAATTAAATATTTATAACCGTATGAAACCAAACGAATTTAAAAAAATTATAAAAGAAGCCGTAAGAGAGGCAATCCAAGAGGAATTAAAAGATATTTTATTGGAAGCAGTTAAATCTCCTAAACAAATAGTTAGAGAATCATATTCACCACCCATACAAACACCTCAACCTTCATTTACTCAACCAACAATGGATTTGAGAGAAAAATATAGAGATGTATTAGGTGAAACAGCAATGTCTTTTACATCCCAAGATATACAACCTTCATTCAGACCATCAGGTGATCCTATTAATGGAAATTTAGGTGCTGGTGAGGTAGGTATGGATCAAATTATGAGTTTATTAAACACTAAATAATGGCATTTAACCCACAACAAATAAATCCTGTAGATTTAAATCCTAGTGTTGGGGTTGGGGTAAATTTACCCTTTAATGGGCCCTCTGTTTTTACACCTAATTATTTAACATCACAATCTATTAAAAATAATTTAATTAATTTTTTCTTAACAAACCCAGGTGAAAGACCATTAAGTCCTGCATTTGGTGGGGGTTTACGCGCATTTATATTTGAACAAATTGCTGAAGATAATCTTGATTTTCTTAAACAAGATGTAAATCAAAAAATAGAAACTTATTTTCCTTCTGTAATAATAGATTCTTTAGATGTGTTAAGAAATGATGATACTAATTCTATTATAATTCAACTTAAATACTCTATTGAAAATTCCAACATCAACGATACTATAACACTCCAATTTTAAAAAATGGCTACAACAAATAGAGATATAAAATATATTAATCGTGACTTTACTGATTTTAGATCACGTTTAATTGAATATGCTAGAACATATTTCCCAAACACTTATACCGATTTTACAGAAACATCCCCTGGTATGATGTTTATGGAACAAGCATCTTATGTTGGTGATGTTTTAAGTTTTTATTTAGATAATCAATTCCAAGAAACTTTCATTCAATATGCTCAACAAACAAATAATGTTTTTGAATTAGCATATATGTTTGGATATAAACCTAAAACAACAGGTGTAGCCCAAACCACCGTTGATTTTTATCAACAATTACCTTCAATTAATATAAGTGGTACTTATGTTCCTGATTATAATTATGCTATCACTATTTCTGAAAACACCACAATATCATCTCAGAATGGAACTTCTTTTATAATTCAAGATAAAGTTGATTTTTCTGTATCAAGTTCACAAGACCCAACCGAAGTAACTATCTATCAAATTTCAGGAACAAACCCTCAATATTATCTTTTAAAGAAAAGTAGAACAGCAATATCAGCTACTATTGATACTCAAACATTTAATTTTACAACTCCCACACCATATCAAACTGTAAATATTCAAAATAGTAATATTATAAAAATATTAGATGTTATTGATTCTGATGGAAATGTTTGGTATGAAGTAGATCACTTAGGTCAAGAAATGGTATTGGATACTATTAAAAATACTAATATTAATGATCCAAACCAAAATAATGATACTCCATATTTATTAAAACTTAAAAAAATAGCAAGACGATTTACAACTCGTTTTACTTCTTTACAAAATCTCCAAATCCAATTTGGTTCTGGAAATCCAACAGATACTACTGAAGAAATTACCCCTAATTCAAACAATGTGGGTATTGGTTTACCATTTAAGCAAGATAAATTAACTACCGCATATTCTCCCGTTAACTTTTTATATACAGGGACTTATGGTATTTCACCTTCAAATACTTCTTTAACTGTAAGATATTTAACTGGTGGAGGAGTAATATCTAATATCCCAGCTAATACTTTAACCTCAATAACTACAGGAAATAGTTCATTTAATAATATAAATTTAGATCCAACCCTTGCTAATTATATATTTTCTTCATTATCTTCCAATAATCCGATCGCTGCATCTGGAGGTAGAGGAGGAGATACTTTAGAAGAGATTAGACAAAATACATTATCTATTGCTGCATCACAACAACGTTCTGTTACAGCTGATGATTATTTAGTTAGAGCTTTAAGTATGCCCTCTGATTATGGTTCTGTAACTAAAGCATATATTGAACAACCTAAATTAACGGATAATCAAGTATCAACTATTGAAACTTTAAGTTTATTTATCCTCTCTCAAAATGCTGCTGGTCAATTAGATTATGCAAATAATACTTTAAAAAATAATTTAAGAACATATTTATCTCAATATAGAATGATTGGTGATAATATTGAAATTAGAGATGCATTTATCATTAATATAGGTCTTGATTTTGAAATCATAGTATTACCTGAATATAATAATAATGAAGTTTTACTCGCGTGTATAACCGCCCTCCAAACGTACTTTAATATAAATAATTGGCAATTAAATCAGCCAATTATGTTAAGAGATTTATATATTCTTTTAGATAGAATTAAAGGAGTTCAAACCGTTAAAGATATAATCATTTCAAACAAAGCAGGAACAACATCAGGATATTCTCAATATGCTTATGATATAGTAGGAGCTACACAAAATAATATAATATATCCTTCACTAGATGTAAGTATTTTTGAAATCAAATACCCAAACACAGATATAAAAGGTAAAGTAGTTCCTTTATAATGCTATATTTATAATAAAATTATAAATGGCTATATATAAACTATTTCCTACTCAAGACGCGACTTTATATTCTCTTCATCCTACAATGAATACTGGATTAGATGCTATCCTAGAAACATCTAATACTATAGGAACATCAGGAACCCCAGATGTAGCAAGATATCTTATCCAATTTGATACTACTGAAATAGTAGATATTATTGATAATAAAATCAATGGTAGTACTTTTGATGTGTATTTAAGAAATTCAATCACCGAAGCACAAGGAATTAACACTGATATAACACTAGAAATAAGACCTGCAGCCCAATCATGGAATAATGGTACTGGATATTTTTTAGATTCCCCAACAGTAACAGATGGTGTCTCTTGGGAATTTTCAACATATTCTGGTTCTAGTGCTTGGTCTATAAACGGAACTATTGGGGGGTATGATTATACTGGTTCATATGATGTAACATATTCTACACAAGGGGGAGGAAATTGGTTTACAACTTCAAGCTTTTTAACAACAGATACTTTTGGATTACGTTCAAATAAAGATATTGAATTACCTGTAACTAATACAGTAGATGCTTGGTATAATTCTTTTATTCCCAATAATGGATTTATAGTTAAACTTTCTGATTCATCCGAATTTAACATTACCCCAGCAATCCAACCAAACCTCAAATATTATAGTGTTGATACAAATACTATATATCCTCCAACTTTAGAATTTAGATGGAGAGATTATTCAACAGTATTAACAGGTTCAGCGACGGGAAGTATAGTTACTTCATCTAATATAAAGATGTCACTTGCCGAAAACCCAGGTGTGTTTTATCCTGAAAGTGTAAATAGATTTTATTTAAATGTAAGTCCTTTATATCCTACTAGAACATTTCAAACTAGTTCATTGTTTACAAATTTAAATTATTTACCAACTAGTTCATACTATGCTATAAAAGACTTGGCTACCAACGAATTTGTTATTAATTTCGATAACAATTATACTCAAATTAGTTCTGATGCAACCGGAAACTATTTTGATATTTACATGAGTGGTTTAGAACCTGAAAGGTATTATAAGATCATAATTAAAACCCAAATAAATGGATCTACAATAATTTCAGATGATTATTATTACTTTAAAGTTATAAATTAATGAGTGAGAATATAACATTTCAAAAACAAGTATATAACAAAGGACAATATTCCCAAGTTATAGATACTTCTTTTAAACAGTTAGGTGTTCAAACAATTCAAGAACAAATTTCCGCTCAACCAAATACAGAGGAATTTTTTTCTATGTATAATGATTTATTTTATGATATACCCGAATTAGGAGCAACTAATTCACATGAATATTTAATTAAAACAAGTAGTGAATATATTAATTTTGAAGCAAATCAAGAAATAATTACAGCATTACAAGCTGAAATAGCTCTATTAAGAACAGAATTACTCGATGCTCAAAAACAGATTATAGAATTACAAACAGGAACAACATTAGCTAATCCCCAATAATGGCAGCAGAAATTATACCAATTAATCCTCAAGATTTTTCCACACAAGTTTATGAAGGGACAGATACTAATTTAATTTCAACTTTTGAAGTTACTACTAATTTGTCATCTTCAAGTTATATTGAATATTTTATTTATGATAATAATCAAACATTATTATATACAGATTATAATTTCTCTCAATATACAATCCAAAACTCTCTTCCGGTTCAAAACAATGCTGGTATATCTCAAATTATAATTGATCCTGAAGCTTCGCTTATTTCGGATGGTTTTGATCAAGGAGAATATATTACATATTATAACTTTTTCAATAAAGAAATAGGATCTGAATTACAACAACTATATATAACTGAAATATCTTCTGATAGAACAGAAATTAGATTAAATAGCACATCATTAATGAGTGCTGATATAGTTGAACAAACAAATAATTTTATTACTAAAAGAGATGACAGCCAATATTTCTTAGACTTTTATTTAAATTTTGGAGACAACATATCATCCATAGCAAATAACATCCAATTAGATGATACGGACCCAAACTCTCCTACTATTTTAGTTAAATTATATGATGCTTTACCTGAGAATTTTGATTTAAATTCACAATTATGGGTTGTAACTTCTATTGAAGAACCTATAGCATATAAGGTAACATTTGAAGACCCTATTTTTACTATATCAGATTCAATACCTGTTAAAGGACCTAATTTTAATTTAAATATAAAAGATCAAGTAAATAATTCAACTGTTTCACTTAATTATACTTCTTTAACAACTACTACATTATCTAGCTCTTTTAACCAATTAAGTAGTTTACTTGAAGAAAAAGAAATAGACATAAATATAGATTATTCTGATTTTTCTAATTTTATACATTTTAGTTCGGTTCAAACTCGTTTAGAAAATTTCTATTACAAAGTAAGTTTAATTGAAGAATATTCTTCTTCGATTGCTACTTTAAATACTACAACTAATAATGACACTAGTGCTAGTATAGCAATATATGAATCAAAAATAAATAATCTTATAACTAACTTTGATGGGTATGATTATTATTTATATTATTCTAGTGGTTCGGGAGCTTGGCCTAAATCAACTACAGAACAACCATATGTTCTATATCCAATAGGAAATACAGAGGTATTAACTTGGTTTGGTAGTTCTACCGAAGGTAATCCATACTATGGAGGAATTTCCCTATCAGCATCTCAATATGATAATTTAAATCAAAATAACTTATATTTTTCTATCCCCGAATATCTGAGAGATGATGTTGCAAATGATCAATATATTTTATTTGTTGAAATGGTTGGTCAATTATATGATAATATTTGGATTTATTATAAAGATGTTACTCAAAAATATAATGCCGATAACCGTTTAGAAAATGGTATCTCAAAAGATATAGTAGCTGATGCAATTCGTGATTTTGGAATTAAATTATATCAAAATAGTTTCTCAAATGAGGATTTATATACTGCGTTTTTAGGTTTAACACCTGATGGAGCCTTATTCCCATTCCCTAATATTACTGGTTCACTTCCAACCCAATTTTGAACC